AGGCACAGGCAACTACGGCAACTACCCAGCCTACTTTTTCCAGCGCAACGGGCCTCCAGCAGCAAATCGATTCAACGGCAACGAATACGGCAACATTGCTGTCGGCAAGCTGCTGACCGCTGACCAGCTCACGGCACTCGAAACCTACATGAACGGCTTAACGAAGGCATACTGATGGACACCAGAGCAACAGTCATCGTCCCGCAGGATCAGATCCCTGCGGCACAGGCGACCTCGGACGATGCGTCCAAGATGTTCAACGCGCTGTATCAGGACGACCAAGGAGCGATTTACGGCGTGGCCTCTGGCGGCATCTACGATGACACGCTGAACGCTCTCAGCGCAGCGCAGATCCCCGGATTGCTGTTCAGATTTCCCGATGGGCAACTGGAAGGCTTGACACCAGTCCCGCAAACCGATTAACCTCAGTGCGTACTGGTGCGCTACACCAGGGATTCTTCGGAATCAACCATGTCAGACCAAGAAGTAGCGGTTCAAGTCGAACAGACCCCCGCGCCAGCAGAGCCCCAGGTTACGGCACCTGAATCTGCTGAAGTAGCACCACAAACGCCGGAAGCGACCAAGACCTTCACTCAAGAAGAGCTTGACGCCATCGTTGCCAAACGGCTTGCGCGAGAGCAGCGCAAGTGGGAGCGCCAACAGCGCCCCCAGCAGCAAACGTCCGAGACGCCCAAGGAACTGCCGCCGGCAGAGCAGTTTGAGTCGGTTGAAGCCTACGCGCAAGCGCTGGCCGAACAGAAGGCTCAACAGCTTCTCCAGCAAAGGGACATGGAGCGCCAACAGGCCGAGCTGCTGGAGACGTACGCGGAACGGGAAGAGCAAGCGCGGGACAAGTACGACGACTTTGAAACGGTCGCTTACAACCCGAACCTGCGAATCACCACCGTGATGGCGCAGACGATTCAGGCTTCTGACGTTGGTCCTGACCTTGCCTATTATTTAGGCAGTCACCCGAAGGAAGCTGATCGCATCTCCCGCTTGAGCCCGATCTTGCAGGCCAAGGAGATCGGCAAGATTGAGGCGAAACTCGCCAGCAGTCCAATGCCGGTCAAGAAGCAATCGAGCGCCCCGGCGCCCATCACGCCTGTCACAGCGCGAACGGCCGGAACGCCCGCTTACGACACCACGGACCCTCGCTCGGTCAAAGCGATGGATGCTACTGCGTGGATCGAAGCGGAGCGCCAACGGCAGATCCGCAAGTGGCAAGCCCAACAGCAAGTTTAAGGAGCCATCATGGCAAATAACATTCTTACGATTGACATGATCACGAGGAAGGCTCTCGAAATCCTCGAGAACAACCTTGTGATCACCCGTAACGTAAACCGTCAGTACGACAACTCGTTCGCGCAGGAAGGCGCCAAGATTGGTACGACCCTTCGTATCCGTCTGCCGGACCGCGCGCTGGTAACCGATGGCGCCGCGCTGCAAGTGCAGGACGACAACGAGCAGTTCACCACGCTCACCGTCTCCAGCCAGAAGCATATCGGCATCAACTTCACGACTGCCGAACTCACCATGCAGCTTGACGACTTCGCCGAGCGTGTGTTGAAGCCTCGGGTTAGTCAGCTGGCCTCCAGCATCGACGCCGATGTGGCGAACGCTTACCAAGGCATCTTTGCCTCGGTCGGTACGCCTGGCACCGTTCCGTCGACCAGCCTGGTGCTGCTCCAAGGTCAGCAGAAGCTGAACGAGGCCGCCGCGCCGATGAGCCCGCGCTACGCCACCGTCAACCCGGCTGCCAACGCCGGTCTGGTCGAGGGCATGAAGGGCTTGTTCAACCCGGTGTCGACCATCAGCCGTCAGTTCAAGTCGGGCCTGATGGGCGAAGGCATTCTGGGCTACGACGAGATGGCGATGTCGCAGTCGATCAAGCAGCACACGACTGGCACCCGCACGGGCGCGCACACGGTGACCACCACCGTCAGCACCCAAGGCGCGACGACCGTTGCGATCACCGGCACCGGCACGCAGACCATCAAGAAAGGCGATGTCTTCACCATCGCGAACGTGTTTGCGGTCAACCCGCAGACCCGTGAGTCGACCGGCTCGCTTCAGCAGTTCGTAGCGACCGCCGACGCAACCGCTGTGGCGGGTGCGTACACGGTCAGCGTCAGCCCGGCGATCTACACCTCCGGTCAGGCTCTGGCAACCGTGGACTCGTTCCCGCAAGCCACCGCAACGGTGACCTTCTTGGGCAGCGCCAGCACCCAGTACCCGCAAAACCTGCTCTACCACAAAGACGCGATCGCGTTTGCGACCGCTGACCTTGTGATGCCGCAGGGCGTGGACATGGCGAGCCGCCAGGTTCACAACGGGATCTCCATGCGGATCGTGCGCCAGTACGACATCAACAACGACAGGATGCCCTGCCGTATTGACGTCCTCTACGGCTACTCGGTCATTCGTCCGCAACTCGCTTGCCGTATGTGGGGTTAAACCATGTCCAACACCAAACCCATTGGTGTGGCTTACGAGGATCAGGATCTCGACGATGCCATTATCGGCAAAGCACCAGCCCTTGGTGGCAAAGTCGGGTTCTACGGTACGACGCCGCTTACGCAGCGCGCCGCTGCCGCACAAGCGACCTCGCTTGTCGGCACGGCGTCTGCAACGGCTGTCGATACCAACCTCAAAGCTGCAATTATTGAAATCATGAACACCCTCCAAGCCATTGGCCTCTGGAAGGGTGCTGCTTGATAAAAGGAATCAATCATGTCTATTCCCAAAGTCGGTGATGGTTACCAGGTCGGCGACGGCAACGTCAACGAGGAACTTGACGTAGGCCGTGGCGCGCAAGCGATCGCGGTCGGCGGCGCAAGCGCCTCGGTTAAGGTCGGCGCTACTGGTGGCGCGGTGGGCTTCTACGGTACGACCCCGATCACCCTGCGCGCCAACTCGGCGCAGGCGACCTCGATCGTCGGCACCGCGTCGGCTACCGCTGTGGACACCAATCTGAAGGCTGCAATCATCGAGATCATGAATACGCTCTCGGCGGTCGGTCTTTGGAAAGGTGCTGCTTGAGCCAGCAGACTGTTCTGCACGTCGGGTGCGGGGGCAACCCCGCGCCCAATTGGCTGGACGAGTTCAAGGAAGTGCGTCTGGACATCGACGCACGTCACAACCCGGACATCGTGGCGTCCATGCTGGACCTGGGCGCTATTGGTCCGTTCGATGTGGTCTACAGCTCACACGCGCTGGAGCACGTTTACCCGCATGAGGTTCATGTGGCGCTGACGGAGTTCAATCGGGTGCTGGCCGACAGCGGCCGACTGGTCGTGGTCGTGCCTGATCTGGAAGACATCAAACCGACTGAAGACGTGGTCTACGAGTGCGAAGCCGGCCCGATCACGGGTCTGGATATGTACTACGGCTGGTCTAAGGTCATTCAAGAGAACCCATTCATGGCGCACAAGTGCGGTTTTGTGAAGGACACGCTGACCAAGGTGCTCCTGCAAGCAGGCTTTAGGCAGGCAGTCGTGGCCCGCGCGCCAGGCCACAATCTGGTCGGGGTGGCGATCAAATGAAGGTTGTCTTTGCCACGCCTACATACACGCAACCGCACCCCGCCTATCTTCAAGCGCTTGAGAACTGCGTCCCGCTCTTGGACGCCTCTGGCATCGAACACCAGACGGTGTTTGAGGTCGGCTCGCCTTACATCAGCGCAGCGCGCGCCACACTGACGCGCAAGGTGCTGGACACCGACGCGGAGGTGATCGTCTACATCGATCACGACGTGTCGTGGCGGCCCGAGGACATGCTGAAGCTCATCACGACTGAAGACGACGTGGTGGCAGGCACTTATCGGTTCAAGAAAGACGAAGAAGAGTACATGGGCTCGGTCTTCTCAAACGCCCAAGGCACGCCTTCGGTGCGCGCCAAGGACGGCGCGCTCTACGCAAACGCCGTGCCGGCAGGCTTTCTGAAGATCACCCGTAACGGCATCCGGCGCTTTATGAAAGCGTACCCGCAACTGCTCTACGGGCACCCGGAGCGCTACACGGTTGATCTGTTCAACCACGGCGCGCACAATGGCGTCTGGTACGGCGAGGACTATGCGTTTTCGCGCAACTGGCGCGACATAGGTGGCGAGATCATCTTGTTGCCGGATCTGGACTTGGATCATCACAGCGCGACCCAGTGCTATCCCGGCAACTTTCACATGTTCCTTCGTCGGCAACCTGGAGGCGATCTATGCCCGTCATCTACCTGAAGCACCCCACCCACGGCGAGAAGATTGCTACGATGGAGATGGAAGCCGAACAGGATGAAAAGAACGGCTGGGTGCGGTATGATCCGGACGAGGCCGAGGCGCCTTCGACCAACGAGCTAGCCGCGCCTGCGCGGCGGCGTCGGAAGGACACCGCTCATGCAGAGCTACTATGACATTGTCACAGACAGTGGCAACAACCCGATCAGCGGCGCGCTGGTTTACGTCTATGACTCGCTAGGCGCGCTCGCTACCCTCTACTCGGATAGCCTTGGCGTCACGCCGCTTTCCAACCCTGTCACAACTGACAGCAGCGGAAGGTTCATCTTCTACGCGGCCAACGGTATCTACAGCGCCGTCATCACCGCGCCTAGCTACGACAGCAAAACGATCACCGGCATCACGCTGAATGATCCTGCGCCCGCGCCAACCTTCACCGGCACCGGCGCCTATGTGCTGCAAACCAGCCCGACGTTGGTCACGCCTAATCTTGGCACACCGACAGCCGCCACGCTGACCAACGCGACGGGGCTGCCGATTGATGGCGGCACGACAGGGACGCTACCCGTAAACCGTGGCGGCACAGGCATAACTGCGTTTGGTACAGGTGTCGCCACCGCGTTAGGCCAGAACGTCAGCGGTTCTGGTGGCATCGCGTTGACGACCAGTCCAACCTTCACCACGCCAAACCTCGGTACGCCAACAGCCGTCACACTGACTAATGCCACGGGTCTGCCGCTGACGACCGGCGTCACCGGAACGCTGGCAGTTGCCAACGGCGGCACAGGCATCACATCTCTTGGCACAGGTGTTGCGACTGCGTTAGGCGTCAACACAGGCACGGCTGGTGCGTTTGTCGTCAACGGTGGTGCGCTAGGAACTCCGTCATCCGGCACGTTGACGAGCTGCACTGGTCTGCCGATCAGCACTGGCGTGGCCGGTCTTGGCACTGGTGTGGCTGCGTTCCTAGCCACGCCATCATCGGCTAATTTGGCAACAGCGGTGACCGGCGAGACAGGCACTGGTGCGCTGGTGTTTGCGACCAGCCCGACGCTGGTCACCCCGACGATCGGCGTGGCTACAGCAACGTCAATCAACGGGTTGGTGCTGAATCGAGGCACAGGTACAGGAAACGCTGAGAGCGTAGCGGTTGGTGGCACGGCATTGGATAGCGCCACAAATGGTCAGAAAAACACTTGCGTTGGATACGCCGCCGGCACTCAGATCACAAGCGGACAGGAGTCTGTTTGTGTCGGTTGGACAAGCGGAAAAGACTTGACGACCGGCAGAGGTATCTATGTTGGCCATGAGTCGCAAGCCAGTTCTGGCAGCGCAGACAAAGAAATTGTGATTGCGTTTGGTAAAACAGGACTGGGAAACGAGACTGGGCTCTATGGTGGCGCTAGTGGCGTCTACAACGAGGGCAACACCACTGCATGGCAGACGACCTCGGACGAGCGGATCAAGCGCGATATCGTTGACGCAGCTGGTGGTCTGGCAATCATCGATGCGGTGCAGGTGCGGAACTTCCGATACAAGACCGCAGCGGAGATGCCGCTCGACGACAATGGTAGGCCAATGGCCAGCGGTCTTAACCCCGACAAGTTGCGGATCGGGTTTATCGCGCAGGAACTGGAGCAGGTGCTGCCCGAATCAGTCACCGTGCAATCCAATGGGGTGCGCTCAGTCAACATCGATGCCCTGCACTATCACTTGATCATGGCTGTGCAGCAGTTGTCGGCGCGCGTTGCACAACTTGAGGCGCAAAAATGACCATCCTCACCCTATCCGGTTCCGGCGTCTCGGCAGGCGACCTGATCAACGGGGCGCTGCGCCTCATTGGTCAGTTGGCCGAAGGTGAGACGCCTTCGCCTGAGACATCGGACGACGCCTTCACGGCGATGAACCAAATGATCGACTCTTGGTCGACCGAACGTCTGTCGGTGTTCTCGACGCAGGATCAAGTCTTTACCTGGCCCGCCAACACGATCAACCGATCACTTGGGCCAACCGGCGACTTCGTTGGGCAGCGCCCCATCCTGCTCGATGACAGCACCTACTTCAAGGACACTAGCAGCGGCCTGTCCTACGACATCCTCTTCATCAACCAAGACCAGTACAACGGGATTGCGTTGAAGACTGCGGGGAGCACGTTCCCACAGATGATGTGGGTCAACATGACCTTCCCCAACGTCGAAATGTACCTGTATCCCCGTCCGACAAAGGATCTGGAGTTCCATCTGGTGTCGGTGCAGCCGCTCACGCAGGCTGCGTCGCTCAACACCATCCTTCAGTTCCCGCCAGGCTACCTGCGGGCGTTCCGGTACTGCCTCGCGTGCGAGCTCGCGCCTGAGTTTGGGGTCGAGCCGCCGCCCACCGTGCAGCGGATCGCGATGACGTCCAAGCGCAACCTGAAGCGCATCAACAATCCCGACGACATTATGGCGCTGCCGTACAGCCTGATCGCGCGCCGCCGTCAGCGCTTTAACATCTTCGCAGGCGGCTACTGATGAAGACGCCCATCCTCGGCGCTTCTTATGTCGCGGCGAGCATCAACGCGGCGAACGACCGCTGCGTGAACCTCTATCCGGAGGTGGTGCAGCAAGGCGGCAAGGAGCCTGCTTTTCTGCGGCGCACGCCAGGGCTCAAGCCTGTCGTGCAGCTCACAGGCGGGCCAATCCGGGGGATGTTTGTTGTACCGCAAAACAAATCCAACCCGCAGGTGCCGCAAAACGATGGGCGGGACTTGTTACTGGTGGTCACTTCAGACGATGCACTGGGCAACAACACTCGCTTTTGGCTGGTGGAGTCTGACTACGGTACGACGCTACGAACGACCGTCAGCGCCAATTTGGGCGCAGGGCCAGTGTCGATCGCTTATAACGGCACTCAAGTTTTCTTTGCGTGTAGCGATCCGTCTGGCAGCAGCTTTATCTATGACGTTGACACCAACCAGTTTCAGCAGATTACTGACCCTGACTTCCCCGGCGCATCCTCGGTCGGCTTCATAGACGGATACTTTGTGTTCGCCGAGCCTAACAGCCAGAAGCTATGGGTGACCGCGCTGCTGGACGGCGCGTCAATCGACCCATTAGACTTCGCGAGCGCCGAGGGCGCGCCAGACAGCATCGTATCGGTGCTGGTCAGCAACCGTGAAGTGTGGGTGTTTGGCGAGACGTCAACCGAGGTGTGGTACAACGCGGGCGGCCCTGACTTCCCGCTTGAGCGCATCGCGGGCGCTTTCAACGAGTTAGGCTGTGTGGCTAGGTACTCAACCACCAAAGTGTCCAACCGCGTCTTTTGGCTCGGCCGTAACGCGGAAGGTCAAGGGATCGTCTACCAGTCAAACGGCTACGTTGGCGAGCGGGTCAGCACACATGCGATCGAAACCGCTATCCGCACTTACGGCGACATATCAGACGCGATCGGTATGGCGTACCAACAAGACGGGCATCCGTTCTACGTCTTGACCTTCCCGACCGTGGCCAAGACGTGGGTCTATGACCTAAGTACGCAACTGTGGCATGAGCGTGCAGGTTGGATCGATGGCGCCTTTACGCGCTACAGGCCCAACACAATGGCGCTTTTCAACGGCAAGATCATCGCGGGCGATTTTGAGAACGGCAAGATCTACGAACTGGACCCCGACGTCTACACCGACAATCTGTTGCCGCAGCGCTGGCTGCGCTCTTGGCGGGCGCTGCCCACAGGCCAGAACAATCTGAAGCGCACGGTGCAGCACAACCTACAACTCGACTGCGAGTCAGGCGTGGGGCTTGTGACTGGGCAAGGGTCCGACCCGCAGGTCATGCTGCGTTGGTCGGACGACGCTGGCCACAACTGGTCAAGCGAGCACTGGCGGTCGATGGGCGCGATCGGCGCCACCGGCACGCGGGTCATCTGGCGGCGGCTGGGTAGCACGGTAAGGCTGCGCGACCGCGTCTACGAGGTGAGCGGCACCGACCCGGTCAAGATCGCGATCATGGGGGCTGAACTCACCGCGAGCGCCACCAATGCCTAACCCGACCCCCTTCCGCATCCCGGCGCAGCGCGTGCCGTTGTTGGAGGAATCATCAGCCAACATCATGTCGCGGGAGTGGTATCGGTTTTTGAACCGCAGCCCGCGCTACGGATCGTTCTACGACACCACAACGCAGACCGCTGCTGCGATTGACACACCCTACGCGGTCACGTTCAACAGCGAGACGGTATCGTTTGCCATTCAGCGTGGCACGCCAACCTCGCGCATCTATGTGCCTGATGTGAGCGTCTACGACGTTCAGTTCTCGCTGCAACTGGACAAGACCTCGGGCGGCGTAGGCAACATCTACATCTGGCCGCGCATCAACGGAATCGACGTACCATTTTCAGCCAGCCGCACCCGCATTCAAGGCAACAACGCGGAACTGGTTACAGCGTGGAACTTCATGCTGAACATGCAGGGCGGCAGCTACTTTGAACTGATGTGGGCGGTCGACACGACTTCGGTACAATTGATCGCAGAAGCGGCGACCGCCTTCTGCCCGGCCATTCCATCGGCCATTCTGACCGTTTCTGAGGTGGCCCTATGAGCTACAACCTGTCATCCGTCCCCAAGCTCCAGTTCTTCGACAACGACGGCAATCCGCTCGTTGGCGGCAAACTGTACACCTATGCGGCCGGCACGACCACACCGCTTGCGACCTACACGGACTCGACCGGCGCGACGCCCAACACCAACCCGGTGATTCTGGACTCGCGCGGCGAGGCAAACATCTGGCTGGGGCAAGACCCCTACAAGTTCGTGCTGAAGACCTCGACCGACTCCACGATTTGGACGGTCGATAACGTCAGTTCCAACATCTCAGCCGCGCGGATCTTGGGTGCGAATGGCACGGCCGCGCTGCCGACCTATTCGTTTGCTAACGATAGCGACAGCGGCCTGTACCGCGTGGCGGCCGGTCAGTTGGGGTTGTCCGTTGACGGCAAACCTGTTTTGCGGACGACCAACGCGGCGATGACGTTTGGCCAAAACTGGACGACCGATACGCTCAACATCATTCAGTTTGGCACGTTTAACGGCATCTACGCTGGCACCGGACGCGCCAACAGCAACGCAAGCAATACTGCTGTTGGCCTTGACGCGCTCTACACCAATTCGGCTGGGTTTTACAACACGGCAATTGGCGAGTCTGCGCTTTACACTTCAACTGGCGGTAGCAATACGGCTGTTGGGTCTGCTGCTGGCTATAGCGTAACCAACGGCGAGTACAACGTCCTGATCGGCGCTGACGCTGCTGGAGGCGTGACCAGCGGTACTGCGCTTGAAACCGGCGACTACAACGTCATCATCGGGCCAGAGGTTGATATTTCTGCTGCGTCAAGCAGCAACCAGATTGTCATTGGCAACCGCACCACAGGTTTTGGCAACTCCTACGTTACGTTTGGCGATAGCACGAATCGCGTCTACATCCAACTGAACGGAGTCACTACGACATGGACTGCCGCGTCTGACGCGCGGCTGAAGACCAACGTCCAAGATTACGACGTTGGGCTTGCCTTCGTAAACGATCTGCGGCCGGTAACGTTTCGTTGGAAAGCCAAGCGAGACGTGCCGTCTGAGTTCGCTCGGCTGCACGCAGACGACGCCGCGCCGTGCATGGGCGCGCCTGACACGACCTACGAAGGGTTTATTGCTCAAGAGGTCAAAGCGGCAATTGACAAGCATCAACTGCCTAACGGTCAGTCGATCTGGCATCAGGGCGACGACGGCACGCAGAGTCTGTCGCCTGGCGCGCTCATCCCTGTTCTTGTGCGCGCGATTCAAGAGTTAAGCCGACAGATAGATGAGTTGAAAGCGCTCAAAGCATGAACGTTCGTAACGCAGACAAGCAAGACTTGGCAGCGTTGGTTGATATGGGGGCCAAGTTCCACGCGGTGTCACCAGTACATCAAGCGATTCCGTTTGACTACGAGAGCTTTTATCGTTTTTGTGACACGTCGCTTGACAACCCTGACATTGGCTTTTGGGTAGCAGACCAAGACGGCGCGTTAGTGGGCATGACCGCTGCAATTGTCTACCCAGCCTACTTTAACGCACAGCGCCATATCGCGCAGGAGTTGTTTTGGTGGGTAGACGAAGCCGCTCGCGGCGCTGGCGCCGGAAAAGCGCTGGTAGAAGCCATTGAAAAATGGGCGCAAAGCACGGGCGCAGACGCTGTCTTCATGCTTGCGTTGGCTGACAAAAACGAGGAAAAGATGCACAATCTGTACGCCCGCCGTGGCTACCGTCCGCTTGAGCGGACGTTTATAAAAGAGGTGCTGTAATGGCTATAGGAACCGCAGGGGCAATTATTGGCGGCTCGCTACTAAGCGGCGCGATGGGCGCCCGCGCGTCCCGCAAAGCAGCTGCCACGCAAGCGCAGTCTGCCCGCGAGGGCATGGATGCGCAAGAGCGGATGTTTGAGCGCCAGCTTGAGACTCAAGCGCCGTTCCGGCAAGGCGGTTTGCAAGCGCAGAACATGCTGATGAATGAGCTGCGGCGCCCTCAACAGTACCGCCCTTCAGCCGGGCTGTCGGCTGCGGACATCAACCGCCAACAATTTCAGCAGACGGCGGGACTGTCACCTGGCGAAATCGCAGCGCAACAATACGCACCTTCTGAAGGGCTAGGCATTAACGAGTTGGCCGCGCAGCGGTTCAATTTTGAGGCCGACCCTGGCTATGCGTTCCGGATGTCCGAGGGGTTGAAGGCGCTCGAGCGCAGCGCCGCCGCACGCGGCGGGCTCCTGTCAGGCGGCGCTGGCAAGGCGTTCCAGCGTTACGGCCAAGGGCTGGCCTCGCAAGAATACGGCAACGCATTCGACCGATTCCAGCGTGAGCGCGCGGCCCGTGCGGGCCTTGGCGCGATGGAGTATGGCCGGTTTGCTGACGAGCAGGCTCGACGCGCGGCGCTTGGCCAGACCGAATACGGTAGGTTTGCTGATGAACAGGCCCGTCGTCAAGCGCTGGGCCAGATGGAGTACGGCCAGTTTGCAGGCGAGCGCAGCGCGCGCCTCTTGCCGCTCATGCAGATGCAGCAGTCTGGGCAAGGGCTGGCCTCGAACATTGCGGGCCAGATGGCAAACCTTGGTGCAGCGCAGGCGCAAGCAGCAGGTCAGATCGGCGCAGCAGGCGCTGCCGGCCAGATCGGCGCGGCCAACGCGCTGACCGGCGCGTTCGGCACCGGGGCGAACCTCTACATGCAGAACCAGTTCTTGAACCAACTGGCCGCGCGAAATCCCTACATAGGGTCAACTTACGCCGGTGATCCATACGCCTACGCAAGCAGTTACGGCCAAGGCAGCCTTTAAGGAGCCAACATGGCTATCAATCAACTAATTGCCGCCGGCATTCAGCAGCCTCGGTTCGAGTCTCCGCTGAACATGATGGCGCAGTTCGCCCAGCTTCAGCAGGCGCAGCAGGCCAACGCGCTGAATCAGATGCGGATGCAGCAGATGGAGCGCCAGATGGCGCAGGAAGAGGCGCTGGGCGGCATGGACTACGCGACGCTGTCGCAAAACCCGGAGGCAGCCCTGCGTTTCGGCGCGCCCGGACGCGCGCTGTACGGCGAAATGCTAAAGGGTCAGCGTGAGCGTCGGCAGGCCGAGCAAGCCCAGCGCGATGCAGAGCTTAAATCGTTAGGTACGCTGCGGTTCGCCCTTGCAGATGTCAATGACCAACCGTCGTATGACCGCTGGCGCGGACTCGTTGGGCAATTGGCGCCTAGCTTGAGGGATGCGGTCAAGCCCGAATACGACCCGGAAGTAGTCAAGCGCTATCAAGTTGAAGCCGACAAGCGGCTCGAAGCGTTCTCACCAAAACCCACCCAGATGCGGTTGGGCGATCGTGTCGTGACGATCGATACGAACCCCAACAGCCCGACCTACAATAAAGAGATCAGCACGCGGGCGATGGGCGTCGAACCCAAGTCGCCAGAAGAACTTGCGCGCATTGGCGCCGAAACCCAGCGAGCACTTGCGGCTGCTGATGTATCGCGGGCTGAACTGGCGGGCACGCTGCCGGCCCGACCGGGCGTGCAAACAGAGTTGACACGCCTGATTGCGGAGCGTGACAAGCTTGCGCCTAACGACCCCAATCGTGCGGCGTATGACGCGCGGATTGCGTATTTGGGTGCCGGCAGCGCCAACACGACGGCGGTCATTGAAGACCCCACGCAGCCTGGCCGGCAGATCGTTGTGAACCCCAATGTTTACGCGCCTGGCGGCGGGCTGGGCGCGCGGGGGGTGCTTGGAACCGCTGCCGCGCAAGCCGGTGTTTCCAGAGAAGAGGACAAAAAAGCAACCGGAAGACAAACGCTTGGCAGTATTCTTGACCAATATGAGTCGCTGTACGATTCGCTTCAGGCTACTGGCAGCATCGTAAGTACTGAACGCGGCGTGATACCTAACATAGGGTCGTATATTGCTACGACACCACTAGGCCAAGTTGCAGGTCAAGCGGTTGGCTCTAGAGCGCAATCTGTTCGAGATCAAATCAGAGCAATGCGGACTGATTTGGCGCGGCAAATTATGCAAGCCACGGGCATGTCCGCTAAAAACTTGGACTCCAATCGTGAACTGCAACTCATGCTTGATTCGCTAGCAGATCCGGCCACCGGCTACGAAGCAGCAACAGCTATTATTGACCGATTGAGACGAACTTATGTGGAAGGAGGCGCGCCGCCTTCTAGAGGGTCAGTAGGTGGCGAGCAAACGCCTACTGCGACGCCTCCGCAAACGGTGCGTTTAAGAGGTACGACGCGCGAAGAATTGAACGCTGAAGTCAGTAAACTGCCCTCTGGCACTATTTTTATCGGGCCTGACGGCATAACCAGGACGAAACCATAATGGACTGGGACAAAGCGCCTGTTTATAAAGGTGCGCGTGCGCCTGTCGTGGAGTGGGATGCTGCGCCGGTGTACGCAGCAGAAGCCACGCTAGACGCCGTCCCGACAGAGCGCCCCTACTTGGAGCAGATGGGGCGCAACGTCGCAGGCGGCATGGTGTCCGGCCTTGGCGCGATCGGCTCGACTGTGCTGCGCGGGCTGGGCGAGGCTGAACGGCTAGGCGGCACCTACGCGGGCGTGCCGCCCGTGCTGTCGCAGCTTGGCATCGCTGACCGCACGCCAGAAGAAAGCGCGCGCCGCCGGGCGCTGATCGAGCGGTTTGTGACCGAGCGCATGGGCGCAGAGCCGGAGGCATTCGGGCGCACGGTGGGCCGGATCGGAACCGAGATCGCAGGTACGGCGGGCGTCGGTCCGCTGTTGGCCCCCGCCGCCGCTGCGCGCTTTCCGAATGTGGCGCGAGCGCTTGAGACAGGCGGCTTCGCAGGCGGTCAGGGCGCGGGCGCCATCATCCCCCGCGTGCTGGGCGGCACGACGGTGGGCGGCGCGTCGGCCGCGATGGTCGATCCTGCCGACCTGACCACCGGCATGGCGTTTGGCGCGGGCGCGCCATTTGTCATGGGTGTGGCTGGCAAGCTGATCGGTAAAGGTCTAAGCGCTGCTGCTGACGCCATGACGGGCGGCGGCATCGCGCAGTCACGCGCTCGCAACATGCTGGTGCAATCGATTGGCGAGCAGAACATGCCGAACGCTATGGCGGCGCTGCGCGCAGCTCGGCCTGAAGGCATCCCCGACGAAGCCTTGGTAGGCGTATCTCGCCCCGCTTTCATCTCGCTTGTAGACCTCGCAGCAAAACGCGACCCCGACAGCACGATTAATGCGCTGCGCGATCTGCAACATGAGGATATGTTCAACGAGCTTGCCAAGATTGCAGGCGGCTTCACGCAAGCGCAAGCGTTTAACACCGCTCGACAAACGCAGGCGAACCTTCGTGGCTACACTAGGCCAAGCGCAGAGCGAGCGCTGGAAGGCGCGCGCGAAGGCGCCGTTATTCCCGGACTTGAGCGTGAAGTTGCAGGTCTTCAAAGTCAAGCGGCGCAAGAGGTTGAGAATGTACGGCGGCTGGCGCGAGCGAGAGGCGCGGCTGAAGCTAAGGCGGGGGAAGGGTACCCAATCGGCGGCGCAGGCATAGGCACGCCTGACCTTACCGGCGCACCAAGAATTCCTGGCCGCTACACTTACGGAGACGAACTATCCAAACTTGCCGACCGCATGATGGACGACGCCGCCGCAGGGTCGCTGGACTTCGGCGCTGCGGCCCGACTGAAGCAGGCTGATATCGACGCTTTGACTGCGCGAGGCATTGCTCCGTTACGTACTGATGAACTTGTGCAAAAGATACAAGCTCTTGGGGCTCGTGACGAAACTGCCGGGAATCGAGAATTCAATCTTGCGCTTCGCCAAGTCGTGCGAGATATCCAAGACTGGACAAAAGCTGACGGTGTGATATCGCCTATGGCACTTGAGGCTATCCGCAAAAACTCGGTTAACAGCGTTGTACAGCAACTGCGTCAAGGCGAATCAGAAAAGGTGCAGCGCCAAGTTGCATCGGGAATTCTGTCTCAGATCAAACCAATCATTGATGACGCCATCGAAGCCGCAGGAGGTAAAGAATGGCGTAGCTACTTGAAAGCGTTTGAGTCAGGCATGGATGAAGTCAAACAGCAGCAGTTTGCGGCTAAAGCGCTTGCATTGTTCCCGAAAGACAGGGCCAACTCTGCTGAAGAATATGTTCGGCTCGTGCGCGGCGATCGTCTTGAGGATTTGGATGAAGTCTTTGGGCGCGGTAACTATGACATCGTGCAGCAGATGGGCGCGCGCTACCCGACGTTGGATAAACTAGCTACCGCTATGGAACAGCAAGGTGCGATCAAAACCGCTGTTCAACGCGGTGCCGTGCCGCTGGAAACGATTCTTAAAGAAAGCCAAGGCTTGTTCAAGCTGCCTTCGTTCTTCGACCCCAAGGTAACCGCTGGCAACCGCATCTTGGACATCTTGGCCAATAAGGTCGACACCAAGACGATGGACATCGTAATGCGCGCGGTTCGCACCAACGCGGATTTGGTGAAGATACTAGAAACTGTACCGCCGTCGCAGCGCAACCGTGTCATTCGGGCGCTGTCGAACGACAAGTCTTGGATGCCGGCGACTACTGCGACAGTTACCGCAGGCGGCGCCATCAGCGCAGGCGAGGACTGACATGGCCGACCCGCTCGCCAACCTCCTCGCCGAAAGCGGCGGGCTGACCTTCAACCAAGCGTTCGCCAACGCGCGAGCGCGGGGCGAAACGACCTTCCGCTGGCGCGACCCCAAGACCAACCGCGTCCAGACCTACACGACCGCGCGCGCTGACGACCGGCCCGCGCGGCCCAGCAACAACGCCATGCTGGAGGCGACCCGCGCTCGTCGCGAGGCGACCGATCTGATGGGCCTGCCGATGATGCCCGCTGACCTGCCGGCCAAGGACCGCGAACTGTGGCAGTACTACACCCCGCAGGCGCGCGAGGGGCGCATGGCCGAGTCGGACGCCGCTGCCGACCGCCGTCTGATCCAGCGCGCCACCGCGCAGACTGAGGCCGACGCTGCCGAGCAGCAGGCGCTCGCTGACTCCAGCGACCGCGCGAAGATCTTGGGGCTCAACCGGCAGGCCGCTGACGAGCATCTGGCCGCCATGCGCGACTTCGAGATGCGAAACGCGATTGAGAGCCAAGTCAACGAGGCGTTTGAGCCGCGCCGGCTGATGATGGAGCGGCTGATCCAGCAGACGAACGAACGTGCTGCGGAGGTCGCGCTCAACAACCTACGCGCCTACGAGGGCCGCGAACAGGCTGCCGAGGACGCTTACCGCCAGCAGCAGTACCAGAACCAGTTGCGCGCGCAGGCGCTTCAGCCGGTGTATCCGGAGGCACTCCTGCCGTTTACGCGTGGGCTGAACGCGCTGCGTGGCTTGTTTGTCAGACCAAGGGCTCCGGCGCAGCCGCGCATCGAGCCGACGCTTTGAATGGAGTCTTATCAATGGGAAGCATCAACGAAGTGGAGGCCCGACTGATGACGCACGAAGAAGTTTGCGCGGTGCGCTACGAAGGCATCAACGCTCGCCTCAAGCGGCTGGAACAGATTCTGATCGGCAGCGCCGGCTTCATCATCGTGCTGCTCTTGGGCCTTGTCGTCAAACTCTAAGGAGACAACATGAACGCAACCGTCCTGACCGCCGTCGTGCGGCACGTCCTGACCGCCGCTGGCGGCGGCTTCGCGGTGTCCTGGGGCATCGATGGTGAGACGTGGGAAGGGATCGTGGGCGCGCTCGCCACGCTCGCCGGGCTCGGCTGGTCGATCTGGGACAAGCGTCGATGACCCGGTTTGAGGAGTGCCTCCAGCACGTCCTCCAGCATGAGGGCGGCTTCGTTCTGAACCCTCACGACCCCGGCGGCGCCACCAACCTTGGCGTGACCAAGGAGACGTGGGAGCGCTGGGTCGGGCGGCCCGTCAGCGTGGACGCCATCAAGGCACTGACGGTCGAAGACGTGACGCCGCTCTACCGTGACAAGTACTGGGACCGCCCACGGTGCGGCGCGCTGCCCGCCGGCATCGACTATGTCGTCTTCGACACGGCGGTCAACAGCGGGCCTGGCCGCGCGATCAAGTTCCTGCAAGAGGTCGCTGGCGTGACGGTCGACGGCGTGCTTGGCCCTCGGACGCTGGCGGCGGTCGAGGCGATCGCGGCGCCGGATGTCATCAACGCGTACTGCGACAAGCGGCTCGCGTTCCTGCAAGAACTCAAGACGTGGGAACACTTCGGCCGTGGCTGGGGCCGGCGCGTGCTGGAGGTCAGACGGACTGCTCTGGTGATGGCAGCGGTCTGACGTGGTAGTCGCCGCAGAAGCGGCATAGGTACACCACCCCGCCGTCCAGCGTCTGCGCGAGCTGGACGGTCTGCTCCTTGGTCGGGCAGCGCCGCTCCAACTCGCGCCAGGCTTCTTCCTCCTCGGGTGTCCAGTCGGTCACCACGGTGCCTCCTCACTGACCAAGGACGCTGAACCAGCTTTGCGGCTGCGTCGGGGTTTTGGTTCGGGGTTTAGCGGCGGCTCGGCTCTCCCCGTCTTCGATTCGATGAACCCGGACGGCGGGAACGGCCACGGGATCGGCTTTGGGTTTTGGCGGGGGCGGCGCGACGGGCTTGTCGGTGAGGTGCCAGAGCTTGCGCCCGCGCTCGCCAAATTTGTAGTGGACACGACCTTCCTTCTCCAGTTTTTTGATCGCGGTCTGTGCTGTTGAGGGCGTCACGCAGAAGTGCCGGCCAATCGTCTCATACGACTGCCAGCCCTTGCGCTCTGACATGAACCTGATCAAGCGTTCTTCCGTCATGGTTCCGATCTCATGCAGTATGACTTCCTCAGTTCTGTAGCGCTTGTGGCAGCGCAGGCAGCACCGAGTGCGATGGGCGCCTTTGGTCTTGCGCTGCCGCAGATAGCCGCCGCAGGCGGGGCAGGGGATCACGCCCCCTCCTCCAGGTAGTCCCGGATGCTCTTGTCTTCCGTGCTGTTCACCGGGATGCAAATCGGATCTTCCCAGCCCTTGGCGTCAGCGCCACGGCGCAGCTCGACCGCGATGTCGTCGTACTCGGCCATGCCGAGCGCGTCGTCTGCGTTTTCCATAGCGGCCGCTTTCGCGGCCTTCTCGTCGTCTGCGACCACCACGAACTCAAAGGTCATCTTGACCGTCCAGAGCTTACTCATGGCCCGTCTCCTTGGGGTGCTGGGCGGCGATCTGCGCCTTGGTGAGCCGCGCCTCGACCACGATGGCGTCGCAGAGCGCGCGGGCCTCGCTGAACTTCTGCTCAAGGATCAGTTGCCAGACCTGATCCACCAGCTTCTTCATCTGATGGTGCCCTTCGGCGTAGTCAATCATCGTGCTCTCCTAAGTCTGCTTCGGTAGTTTGGTCGGCAAAGCGGCGCCAGACCGTGTAGTTGAAACAAAAGCTCGTGCGTTGGTCTTCACTAAACCCGTTCACAGGCCCAGCAAATTCGTTGTGCATGGTGTTTTGTAACTTGCGCCGGAACTGCCCCGGATCGAAATCCAACCATGTCGCGTACTCGTTCAACCCGGACAGATCTTCATTGAACAGAAAACGCATCGCCGTCAAGGCGCTGGTTGTGATGTGGGACAAGTCGGGCTCTTCACCCTTCCGGCGTTTTAACGGATGCGAGCAGGCGTCGGCCACGGCAAGCTGAACCACCGTGGCCAACAGGTTTCGGCACGCTTGCGTCTGATCATGTCTGTCAAAAATTTCGATCATTTCATGTCCTTCAGTCGGGTAGGTTGCTGGGCGGCTGCCCACTTGGCCTGGTACTCGGGCTGCTCGGAGGGCGGCACCCAGCCGTGCTTGCGCCAGGTGCGCTGGACGTCGGTTGCCGCTGCGATCATGTAGCGCTCGTCAAGCGCTTGAGCAGTTCCAGCCTCTCGCGCGAGTCGCGCAGCCTGCAAATTCTCATGTGCAGGCGTGTCGCAACGGACACGCGCCTCTTCCCCGTTACCTCTTCTTCCAGCAGCGCCCATAGTTGCTCCTCAGTAAGTGAGTTTAGTTTTCGCAGAGTTTCTCGCCAGTTCAATTCGCTTCTCCAAGTTGTTGATCTGCACCAAGACACGGTCAAGCGCGCGCTTGGCAGCGTTGTAGTCGCGCTGCCGTATGCGCGCCTCCAGCCGCGCCGCCTTCAGTCTCTCAGTCAAAGGGATCACCGTAAAGCCTCCATTGCAAGGTCAGACACCGTTCGCTTCTCAAACAAACCCTTCCAGATCGTGTCATCGACCGTCTTCTCGGTCAGGAGCACATAGTTCCACACAGGCCGGCGCTGCCCGCTGCGGTGCAGGCGCCCGACCGCTTGCTCGTAGAGCTCCAGCGACCACGGCAGCGACAACCACACCATCATGTGCTGGCCTTGCAGGTTGAGCCCGTGCCCGGCTGACTGCGGGTGCGCTGCCAAGAGTTCGATCTGGCCCGCGTTCCAGCGCGTGACGCTGTCCGGATGGTTGAGCGTCTCGACGTGCGGGAAGCGCCGCTCAAGCGCTGCCAACTGCTCCTTGAACTGATACCAGACAAGGGTCGGCGCGCGCTGGTTCTCATCCAGTATGTCCGCGAGCGCGTCGAGCTTGTGGTCTGAGCGCCAGACCGCGTAGCCGTGGTTGTCGTAGACGAACCCGGCTGCGAGCTGCTGGAGCTTCATCGTGACCGCCGCTGCGGACGGCGCGGTGATGATGGCGCTGCCGTATTGAAGCAGCATCTCCTTCTTCATCGCGACGTAATCGTCCATCCGCATCGGCAGGCGCCGCTCGACTGTGTGAAGCGGGGGCAAACTGTCCTTGTAGTCAGCGTTCTCCAGCACAAAGGTCCACGGTTTGATGCGCTGCATCACACGCTCAAGCGCGCCTGGCAGCGGCGTCCATTGTCCGTAGTCACGGTTCAGGCAGTGGAAGTACTGTTGCAGGAACGCGCCTTTGCTGCGGCCCAGCATCTGCTGGTCGATGATCTTGCACTGGCCGAACACGTCCTCGAGTCCGTTCGCGGTGAACGAGCCGGTCAGCCCCCAGCGGATCTGCATGGGCTCGATCACTTTGGCAAGCGCCTTGTAGCGCAGCCCGCTCGGGTTCTTGAGCCGGGTCAGTTCGTCGAACACGACCACATCGAAGTTGAGCTTCTGTGTGGCGAGCCACTGAAGGTTGTCGTAGTTGGTCACAACGACCTGCGCGGCCGACGCGAGCGCCTTGGCGCGCTGGGTCGGCGTGCCGACCGCAACCGCAATCTTGAGAGCGGGCGCCCACTTCATACCCTCGACCGGCCAGACGTCGGTGCAGACCCGCTTGGGCGCGAGCACCAGCGCCCGCTTGGCGTGGCCCATGTCGAACAGATCCGCGAGCGCGGTGAGCGTGGTCGCCGTCTTGCCGGCCCCGACCGGCGCCAGCACCATCGCGCGATCGTTGGAATAGAGGAAGTCGGCCGCCTCTTCTTGGTAGTCACGCAAGCGCACTGGCAATCCTCCGTCCGACCCATCGAACCACCGGCACCGCCCATGAGTTGCCCAGGGCTTTGTAGCGAGGGCCGTCAGGACTCTCAGACTTGCCGCGCCACGGGATGTTGGTGTACCCATCAGGGAAGCCTTGCAGTCTCTCGCACTCGACCGGGGTCAGCCGACGGACTTGCATACTGGAGGCATAGACCGCGTTGACCTGCTGAGTCACTTCCGCGCTTTGAGGGCTGCGGCTCGGGTCGTTACTTGCCGTCAGGGATGGCGCTACCGGCTGCATCACCGTGGGTCCGCTTGCGTTGACGCTGCTGCCGGGAGTTCCCATCGTGGCTGCAACATCTCCGGTGATCTGCCCGTTGTAGCAGTCGGTTCCAATAGCCAGCACGGGCGTCTGCCCCTCATCCACAGTCGAGTTGATGCCCTTGTGCATCCGCTGCGTCAGGCAGTTGGCGACGGTGTAGGGCTGGATAGCTGCTGTTGGCGTTCCTGCCCCGCGGCTGCGACCAAGACTCGCCTCAAGAGTCCCGGCAACGTCTTGGATCAATCCTCCGTCGCAGTCGAAGTCGGTGCCGAGGCCACCGCCAGCAGAGCTGCGTGAAGGGATGGTGGGAGCGACTTTCCTCGTTTCTCTGCGCGGCGCAGAATCCCGGCGCACGCCTTTGAACTCAAAAAGAACCGCTGCGGGATCGAAGTCTGCTCGAGCACTTGCGACAACGAACACACGCTTGCGTCGTTGGGCCAATCCGAAATATTGGGCGTCGAGGACTCGCCACGCGACTGCTCTCGCGGGTCCATCAACAAAACCAGCGTTCGTCCATCGGCCCCCTGGAGGGACGAGCGCTTCATCTTCACCGGCAAGTCCTGCCAAAAAGCACCCAAAGGCGTTATCTTTAGTGTTGAGGACTCCGGGGACGTTTTCCCAGAAGATGATGGAGGGTCGATGTTCATCGATTGCATCTGCGATCTCACAAAAGGTTAGTGAAAGGTTGCCTCGCTCATCATCAAGCGAGCGGCGCAAACCTGCAACGCTGAACGCTTGGCAAGGTGTGCCGCCGCACAGGATGTCAGGCACCTCGACCGCGCCTGAACGGATCAGATCCGGCAGGCGCGTCATGTCGCCGAGGTTTGGAACCCCCGGATAGTGGTGCGCCAGGACGGCGCTCGGAAACGGTTCGATCTCGGCGAACCACGCTGCTTGCCAGCCCAACGGGTGCCAAGCAACGCTGGCGGCTTCGATGCCGCTACAGACTGATCCAAATTTCATAGCGTCCCCATGAGTTCATCGACATCCGACCGCGACCAGACCACGCAGACGCGTGCGCCGACCGCGCGCATCTCTGATATCGTTTGGTTCTGAAGGGCTGACAGCCGTCCTGTCTCGGCCTTCACTTCCACGAAGATCACCACGCCGCCCGGCATGATCAGCACCCGGTCCGGCACGCCACGATGAGCGGGCGAGACGAACTTGAACGCCAGCCCGCCTCGCTTCTTGACCTGCTTGACCAGATGCGCTTCAATGTCCTTCTCCAAAATTTTTTCCTCCGACGAATGTTCAACAGTTTGGGGCGTTGCAAAGTTTTTGTCAACAGGTTAGGATGCTCGCTCAAACGAAGGAGTGACCATGACAGAACATAGCAGGATCGTCGGAGGCTCAAGCGCGGCTCGGGTGATCGCGTGCCCGGGCAGCGTGCAGCTCGTCCGGAAAGCCCCGCCGCAGGTTGAGAACCAGTACATGGCCGCAGGCACGCGGCTGCACAACGCGATCGCCTCGATGCTGATGAGCGAGCCGGTCGACCTGACCGAGTTCGACGACACCGAGCAGTCAAAACTTGACTTCGCGGTCAAGTTCATCGACACCCTTGAGGCCGAGGAGCCAGACCACCTTCTGGAGTTCGACGTCGAGGCGCGGGTCAAGTGGGACCGCGTGCCGGGCGCCTTCGGCACGGTCGACTTCATCGGTCGGCTCGGTGACAGCGCGGTCGTGCTGGACTGGAAGTTTGGCGACGGCGTGATGGTCGACGCCAAGGACAACGCGCAGTTGATGTTCTACGCGCTCGCCGCCTTCCGGTCGGGCCACTGGGCGTTCGACGGTGCGGTGTTCGTTGAGCTCATCATCGTCCAGCCCTTCGAGGTGCGGCGCTGGGTGACCGATGTGCAGCGGCTGTTGGACTTTGAGCAGGATCTGATCTCAGCGATCCGCATCGCCGAGTCCGACACGCCCCCGCTCAAGACCGGCTCGCACTGCCGCTTCTGCCCCGCGAAGGTGCTCTGCCCCGCGCAGACCGGCGAGATCGACCGCCTGGTGCGGCGCTCACTCGCCGAGCTCGACCCAGAGGCGCTGGGGCGCGCGCTCGCGCTCGCAGATGATCTGGAAGGGTTCATCGCCAGCGCGCGCGGGCTCGTGCAGCAGCGGCTGGAGGCGGGTCTGCCGGTGCCTGGCTGGAAGCTGGTCCCAAAACAGGCCCGCCGCAAGTGGGTCAAGGAATCTGACGCGCTGGCAGCGCTTGCCGCTGCCGGCGTCCCTGAGTCTGAACTGCTGGAGCTCAAGTCTCCCGCGCAGGCCGAGAAGGTGCTGAAGAAGCACAAGCTCGCTTTGCCGGACGGGCTTGCGGTTTCCGTCAGTTCTGGCGACACCATCGCACCGGAGAGCGATCCCCGGCCCGCGAAGGTGCTTCTCGCGCAGCAGATGGCTGCTGCGCTTTCTAAACTTTGATCTGGAGTTCAATCATGTCCAATCTCGTCAAGTTTGGTTCTGCTGGTCTTCCCGCCGTTCAAAACCTCGCCGCTTCCCTGCGTAAGCTCGAACAGGCAGCGCCCTCGGTCATGGTCATCCTGAAGATGGACAAGACCGGGCACTGGGTGTTCGGCGCCGAGCAGGAGGAGGTCGAGAACGGCAGCCGCTGGGCGGTCAACCCGCTCTCGTTCGTGCATGGTTACATCGCCTGGGGCAAGGGCGAGGCGCTGGGCGAGATGATGGCGCCCATCACCGATCCGTTGCCGGAGGTCGGCGTGCCGCCCGCAGGTGCGGACCGCGGCTGGGAGATGCAGTTGGGGTTCTCCCTCAAGTGCATCTCGGGCGAAGACGCCGGCATGGAAGCCCGCTATTCGACGACTTCTGTCGGTGGCAAGCGGGCCGTGCAGCAGTTGGGGCTTGCCATCGCGACGCAGGTCGAGAAGGCGCCCGACCGCCCCGTGCCGGTCATCACGCTGGGCAAGGACTCGTACCAGCACAAGAGCTACGGGCGCGTCTTCACGCCCGTGTTCGAGGTGCAGGAGTGGGTCAGCATGAACGGTGAGGAGCCGGCCGCAGAGGATGTCCAGCAGTCGGACGCCCCTGAGGCAGCGCCCGCCCGTCGCGTGCGCCGCACAGCGTAAGCAGCACAGCAGGAGGAACGGGGGCTTGGCCCCCGTTTTTTATCAGATGACCATCTGGCTTGATTTCGAAACCCGCTCCGGATGCGACCTGCCGCAGCGGGGCGTCTACACCTACGCCCGTCACCCGTCCACGCAGGTGCTCTGCATGGCGTGGGCGCTGGACGACGGCGAGGTCGAGCTCTGGACGCCCGAGCAGCCGTTCCCGCAAGCGGTCAGGGATGCCATCCAGAACATGGAGGCCATCCGCGCTCACAACGCGGCGTTTGAGCGGCTCATCTTCTGGTACGTCCTGTGCCCTGACTTTGACGTGCCGGAACCAACGCTTGAGCAGTTCTATTGCACCGCAGCACAGGCGCGCGCCAACTGCGCGCCGGGCAGCCTCGAGGACGTCGGTCGGTTCGCGGGCGCGGCGATGAAGAAGGACCACCGCGGTGCAGCATTGGTCAGGAAGTGCTGCGTGCCGCCGTTCAAGCACACCGAGCAGGATCTGGCCGACTTGTTTGAGTACTGTCGCCAAGACGTGCGCGCGATGCGCGCCATCTCGCAGTCGCTGCGGCAGTTGTTGGAGGTCGAGCTTGCCGACTACCATGCCAACGAACGGATCAACGATCGCGGCATCCGGATCGACGTCGACCTAGCGGCCGCTGCGATGGCCTACGCGGCTCAAGAAACCCGCGAAATCCAAGCCCGAGTGCGCGAGGTGACCGAGGGCGCGGTGCCGACCGTGCGCTCGCCTGCCATGCGGGCGTGGGTGCTGGAGCGGCTCGGGCCGCAGGCGCGCAAACTAGCCGTGCGCTACAAGGGCGGCGAGGCCAAGGATTCGATCGACAAATCAGTGCGGGCGACCCTGTTGGCGCTCGCGGAGGAGAACCCCGATGAGGTACCGCCCGCTGTTGCCGAGGTCATCCAAGCCGCCGACGATGTCTGGGCGTCTGCGACTGCGAAGTTCGGCCGCTTCGCTGCCTTGGCTGATCCAGAGGACGCGCGCCTTAGAGGCGCATTTGTCTTCGCTGGAGGAGCAGCGACTGGCCGCGCTTCAAGCTACGGTGCTCAGGTTCACAACATCCCTCGAAAGTCCGCCAAAGATCCACTGACCGTGCGCGCTGCCATGATGCGCCGCGAGCCGCTCGCGCCCGCCTACGGTAAGCGCGTGACGGACGTGCTGAAGCTCATGCTGCGACCGGCGCTGGTGCCTGCTGACGGGCACGTCTTCGTTGTGGCCGACTGGTCCGCGATCGAGGGCCGGGTCAATCCCTGGCTCGCGGCAAATGCGACGGGCGAGGCGAAGCTTGACGTGTTCCGACGTCGGCTTGACCCCTACAAGGTCAACGCAGCGGCGACCTATGGTGTCCAGTATTTGGACGTCACCGACGACCAGAGGCAGGTCGGCAAGGTGCAGGAGCTTGCGCTAGGGTTCGGCGGGGGTGCGGGTGCGTTCGAGGCGATGGCGCGGGGCTACGGCGTGCGCCTGCCCGCCGATCAGGTCGAGCGCAGCGTGCGTGGCTGGCGCCACGCGAACCCGTGGGCGCCCGTGTTCTGGTCCGACCTCGAGCGGGCCTACTGGTCCGCGATGCGCCACCCTGGGGCCGAGTTCGACGCGGGGCGGGTCACCTACCTCTACGACGGCCAGACCCTCTGGTACGCGCTGCCTTCAGGCCGGGTGCTTTGTTACCCCTACGCCCGGATCGAGGGCGACGAGATCAGTTACGCCAAGGCGTCCTGGAAGCCGGCAGCCGACGCGAAAGGGTGGCCCCGCGCGCGGCTCTGGCGTGGGCTCGCGTGCGAGAACGTGACGCAGGCAGCCGCGCACGACGTCCTGCGCGAGGCGCTGCGCCGGCTCGACGGCGTGGTCGCGCACGTCCATGACGAGATCGTGCTGGAGGTGCCCGAGGGCGAGGCCGAAGAGGCCAAAGCGATGCTCGAACAAGTGATGACAACAGCGCCCGACTGGGCGGCGGGACTGCCGCTAGCAGTCGAAGCGAAAATCATGCCGAGGTATGGAAAGGCTTAATCATGGAAATGTGGCTACCAGTTGTAGGTTTTGAAGGTTTGTATGAAATCAGTGATCAAGGTGCAGTGCGGGCAATGCACCGCGAAGTGCCGTATGGCCGACACGGGAGAACTGTATACGCACAAAGGACATTGAAACAATTTGCATCAAAAAATGGTTACCCATCAGTAAAGCTTTCTTTTGCGGGCAAAACAAAAACGGCTTACGTTCATCAGCTAGTGACGCGCGCTTTTTTAGGCCCAAAGCCTGAAACCAGTCAAAAGATAGAAGTTCGGCATCTGAACGGAAATAAGCGAGACAACCGCGTGGAAAATTTGCGCTACGGCACAGTAAAAGAAAATGCGGGCGATAGGGTAAGGCACGCCGCAGAGCGTAAACATGCAGGAGGTAAGACAGCATGAATGAAAAATTCGTCAACTGGCTGATCGCGCTCGCCCCGGAGGGCGAGACAGCGCTCTTCATCAAGCAGCGGGTCCGGTCGAACGGCAAGTCGACCTATGTGGCGCACCTGCCCGAGCGCTACCTCCGCTCGCCTGACGGCGCCTGGTACGGCAACACCGGCAGCTTCAAGCTTGAGCGGCTCGCGGCAGGCGTGCGGGTCACCCGCGAGAACATCGACTACGTGTTGCTGCTGATGCTGGATGACATCGGCACGAAGAGCAGGACGCCCCCGATCGAGCCGACCTGGAAGATGGAAACCAGTCCGGGGAACCAGCAGTGGTGCTACGTCTTCCGCGCCGAGGACGCGCCGACCAAGCAACTGTTCACCGCAGCGGTGGCGGCGATCGCGGCGGCGGGCTTCACCGACGAGGGCGCGACCAACTGCGTGAGAAATTTCAGGCTGCCGGGCAGTATCAACCTGAAGCCCGAGCGCAACGGTTTCGAGTCGCGCTTGGTCGAGTGGCACCCGACCCGCGAGTTCACGCTTGAGCAGATCATGGCGGCGCTCAACGTGCCAATGCCCGACCCGACCGCGCTCATCGACCCGGTGCTGGTCGACGACGGCGAGTCGGACGAGGTCATGCAGTGGCTGTCGGCCGAGGGGCTGTTGCTGGAGCGGCCGAATGCGGCGGGCTGGGCGGGCGTAACCTGCCCGAATGCAGAGCAGCACAGCAACGACGACATCGAGGGCCGCTACTTCCCTGCTAGCCGGGCCTATAAATGCCTGCATGGCCATTGTGCCGACTGGAACAGCGAGCGGTTCCTGCGTTGGGTCGAAGAGCAGGGCGGCCCGGCGCAGGGCTACGGGCTGCGCGAAGAACTGGTCGCCGAGCGGATGCGCGCGGTGCGGGCCGCGCTGACGCCGACCGAGGCGTTCCCCGATCAGGCCGCGCAGACGATCGCCGAGGTCGAACGGCGCGAGGCCGGGCGGGTCGAAAAAGAGGGCTGGTACGAGCGCTTCGCCTACCTGCACGCTGATGACGGGTATTTCGACCTGGTGGCGCGCAAACAATACAGCCGGTCGAACTTCGACGCGGTCTTCCGGCACGTGCTTTGCCTTTCGATCCACGCGGCGCCTGGCAGCAAGAGCCGGCGCCGGATCGAGGCGTCGCGATCGTTTGACGAGAACCGGCAGGACATGGGCGCAAGAGTGCTGCAAGGCGTCACTTACGCGCCGGGCGAGGGCGTGCTGGTCGCGCGGGCGGGCGACGTCTATGCGAACTTGTGGCGCGACGCGCGGCCGGCGGGCGCTGCGGGCGACGCGACGCCGTGGCTGCGGCACGTCGAGCGGATGGTGCCTGACGCGGCCGAGCGCGAGCACGTGCTCAATTGGATGGCGTTTAAGGTCCAGCGCTCAAACGTCAAGATCAATCACGGCGTGCTGCACGGCGGCTTTCCCGGCAGCGGGAAAGACACTATGTGGGAACCGTTCCTCTACGCGGTCGGCGGTGCGTCAAAGGAAAACATCGCGACCGTTAAGAACGAAGAATTGAATTCGCAATGGGGCTACAGTTTGATGAGCGAGGTGCTGGTCATCAACGAGCTGCGCCAGACTGAAGTGTCGGACCGGCGCGCGCTCGAGAACCGGCTGAAGCCCCTGCTGGCGGCGCCGCCTGAGCTTCTATCGGTGAACCGGAAGGGCTTGCACCCGTTCGACGCGCTGAACCGATTGAGCGTTGTCGCGTTCTCAAACGAACGCATGGCGATTACGCTGACGTCAGACGATCGGCGCTGGTTTGTTTTGTGGTCCGACGCCGGCAAGATGGACCCTGCGGAGGCCGAACGGCTCTGGCAATGGTATGAGAAGGGCGGCCGCGATATTGTCGCCGCTTGGCTGCGCGCGCGGGACGTGAGCGGGTTCCTGCCTGGCGCAGCGCCGACCATGACCGAGGCCAAGGCGATCATGTTGCAGGCGGGCCTGTCGCCGGTCGAGTCAGCGCTTGTTGAGTTGATCAAAGGGCGGCACGGTGAGTTCGCCCTTGGCGCCGTGCAGGCGCCCTGGCAGGCGCTCTGCGACCGTTTGGCGGGCCTGATGCCCAACGGCTCGCGCGTGAGCGTTTATGCGCTCTTTCACGCGTTATCGGAGGCCGGCTGGTTGGACTGCGGGCGGGTCAAGACGCCCGAGCACGCAACGAAGACTCACATTATGTGCGCGCCCGAGATTTGGGAGCATTTCGCTGGCAATCGATCCGAGATCCGGCGCCTGTGCGAGCGCGCGCGGACGGGCGGTCCCTTGCGGGTTGTAGGCTGAAAAAAAAAGCCCGCCGGGAGGCGGGCTAACCGAAGGAGGAGAATCCGTCACAAGCGTAGCATGACTGCCAGCAGCGCGGCAAGCAGCGCGATCAGGGCAGCGGTGATCATGCCGTCACCCATGCCGGCACGGCGGCCTCATCTGCGCGCCATGACATTACCAAGCCGAAGAACTCCGGCAGCGCGTCGCACGTCACAATGCACGGCTGTTGCCCGCGCTGGCTGTAGCAGGGCTGCGCGTTGTCGGCGCCTGATGCGGTCTTGATGCACGCGTGCAGGCGCTCGAGCAGCGCCGGATTGAACTGCGCCATTTCGACTGGCGCGGCAAGCGCTTTGCGCGTGACGTGATCGGTGTCGGGGAATTTACCGTCGACGGGCGTCAGCGTGTGCGTGACCGTGCCGTCGACGATCGTCACCCGGTTAGCGCTGGTGTCGACCGTGACAGTCAGGATGTCATCAAGGGTCCGCTTCCCGCCAGCGATCACCGGCTTTAGCGCTTCCAGCGGCAGAATGATGCTGACCGGCGTGCTGACGGCGGCGGGGCTCACCCGCAGGCGCGCGAGCGCGTGACCGTCGGTCGCTTCCAGAATGATCCCGCGCGGGTCCGCGCGGACATGCACGCCGAGCAGGTGATAGCGCACGTCGACGGTCGGCGCGCAAGACGCGATCGCGCGCAGCGCGCGCCTGGTGACAGTGAAATCGAACATGATTAAACCCCTTCGTTGGTGGTCGGAACTGTGAGCCCGCGCGCGATCGCGTCGCGGGCCTCATAGACGGCGTGCGGCACGTTGACCGGGTTGCCAGTGAGCGCGTCATCGAGCAGCGCGAGCGCGTCGCGCGCTGCGGCCAGCAGCTCGGCCGGGTCGACGCCGTCGACCGTGAGCGCGGGCCGCGTGCGGATGAGCGAGTCACCGAACACGGTGACGCTGGCCGACCGGACGGCGCGGTCGGGCCCGTAGAGTTCGATCTCGAGATGGTCACGGTTACGGGTCAGCGCGACGCGCGCGACGCCGTGAGCGAAGGCAGTAGTGATCATAGTGGACCTTTCGGGTTTGTCGGCGCAAGGCGCGCCCGTCAGACCATAGGGGTCTGACGGTCGAGCCCTGCGGTCAGACGGACAGCACCAGCGCGAGCGCGATGTACACGATCGCGCCGGCCGCGCACGCGGTCGCGATCAAACGCAGCGGGCGCTCCTGCGGCTCGAGCGGCTCGCCCGTGATTTTCTCGATGATGATGCGAAGCATGATGGGTTTCCTTGTGGTGAGTGCGTCATAAAGTGTAGCAGGATAAATTCAAATTGTGCAGCACCCGCAGCACGGCGCGTCTTCGCAGCGGCCGCGCGTGTTGCGGTAATAAGACTGCCCGCCAATGACGATATGGTCGGACACCGGCGCGCGCAGGCGCGCGTACGCGCCGGCCGGCTCGAGCTGCACGTCAGACTCGCGGATATCTGGCGCGTCGACGTCGCGAGCACTGGCGCGAGCGCGCAGGATCGACCGACCGCGCCCGTGATAGTCGATTGTGTCACCGGGATAGATCGGCGCGCCCGTGCGGGCGCAGGTGCCAGGATAGCGGGCGAGCATGGTTTTCATGGTTTGTTGTCTCCAATCAGTTTGCGAGCGTAGGCGATCGCTGCGTCAGGGTTCGAATAGGTGCGGGTTTCAATGATGGCGTCCGCGTCAGTGTCGCGGAACTGCACGCGGAATTTACCTGCCGACCAGTCGGCCGTGACAGTGACGGCCAGACCATCGGCCGGATTATCGTGAGTGTAGATTGTGGCCATGATGATGTTCCAAGTTGTGGGCGCCCGTAGGCGCCCGGTTGATGGTCAGGTAGCAAGCTTGATATCGATCGTGCGCTTGCGCGTGCCGTGGGCGGGGAAGCCCACGATGGCGTCGCGCTGGCGCGCGCACAATTGGCAAGTCGCGCAGGACACGTCGTCGCGCTGGGTGGCCGGACACACGACGACGCGACGGCCAGCGGGCGTGCGCGTATTGTCGGTCGCGTCTGACGGCAGCACGACGACGACCGGACCGGCGCCGGTATCGGCGAGCGTATCGGCGTCGCGCAGGTCGTTTGCTGACAGGTTGATCGTAAATCCCCATTGATTGGCGTGCCGAATCCAGGTCAGCGAGTCAGCGTCGCGATAGTGCGAATAGGTGAACCCGCGACGGCCGGTATTGGCAGCGACCAGTTGACCCAGCGCGACAGGGTCGACCGTGCGCCCGTCACCGGGCAGGTCGCCGGCTTGATTGTGGCGCCACAATTGGCCGTCGGGCAGGTCGGCAATGGCGCCGACGAACGTCGACCAATCAGTGCCACGGGCGCCCGATGAGACGGCGGACCAATGAAGCGCGAGCGGGCCGGATGCAGCGTAGCATCCCTCGCGCATCGCGCAGTCGACCGGACACGTGGCGCGCGTCGTCGTTGATACGGGAATCGGACCGGTTTTCGAATTAGCAGAGCGGGGCGACAGGTGGACAGTGTATGACATGGTAGTTGACCTTTGGGGTAGTCGGGTTTTGCTTGATGAAGTGTTGCAAGCACGAACGCTACAGACTTTGCTGCAGGTTGTCAAACTATTTGCTGCGCGGACGTGGGGCGCCCCGGTGGGGTAGCGAAAAGGGTTTAGGGTTTACCCCTAGTTTTCCCTCTGGTGGGGTACCTTGGGGTAATGTTTTTGAATTTTTCATTTGGACCCTAAAAATAAGCCTATACGCTAGCGCGTAGGGCGCGCCGTCCGCCCGCGCTCGCAGGCCAGCGACTTTTTACCCCCACCCCAGACTGCCCCAAGTGCCCCAGACTGCCCCAAACCGCCCCAGCGCCCCAAACCGCGTGCAGCAAACCATCGAGCGCTTGGGGCACACCCCAGACTGCCCCAAAGCGTAAAGGTCTGACCATTGTTTGCCCGCGTGGCATCAACCTGTGGGGCACTGCCCCAACTACCCCAGACTGCCCCACGGCGCGCTACCAGGACGGCGGTCGGCGGTCGGCGGTCGGCGGTCGGCGGTCGGCGGTCGGCGGTCGGCGGTCGGCGGTCGGCGGTCGGCGGTCGGCGGTCGGCGGTCGGCGCGCAGCTCGGCCGCGCCAGCGCGAGGCCAGCGCCGGCGAGCCCCCGGGGTAGGGCCGACGCGCCGGCAGGTCAAAATCGGAAGGGTCGCAAACATTTTTATTTTTTACGCTGACTGCCACACCCCACACCCCACACCCCACACCACTACACAACAGAAAGTCAGTCTGTTACATTGCACCCCATGACGTTCAAGACCCTGCCAATCGCCGCACGGCAACTGAAGGCCACGGAGGCGCGCCTCCAGTCCGTTTATGACGCAGCCAAGCTTGGTCTGAACGGCGACAACCTGGCGCTCGCCGCCGGGCTGTTGCCGGTCGAGTTTCGGCGGCTGCGCGAGATGGACCCGCTAGTCGAGATGGCTGAACAGAAGGGGCGCGCCGACGCTGAGGCTGAACTGTCGAAAGTGTTGATGGCAGCGGCGCTGTCAGGTGACCACAAGGCGGCGCTTGAGATCCTGAAACACAAGCACGACTGGGTCGCCAAACAGCAGGTGCAGGTCGACGTCGCGCAACAGATCAGTATATTAGGGGCGCTTGAGGCAGCGGAGCGCCGCGTCATTGATGTGCAGATGAACGAGGTGCTGCCAGCCCATGCAACAGCCCAAGTACAGCGCGGATGACGAACAGCTACTGATGAGCCGTCTTTGGTCTGCCAAGATCAAAGACGACCCAGAGGCGTTCGTGATGCTGGCGTTCCCGTGGGGGCAAGAGCACACACCGCTCACCAAGCACAAAGGCCCGCGCGCCTGGCAGCGGCGCATCCTGCGGCGCATTGCGAACCATATCCGTGAAAACGGCGGCAAGGTTGACTACAGCGTGTTCAGGATGGCGGTCGCCTCCGGTCGCGGCATCGGCAAGTCGGCGCTTGTCAGTTGGCTGGTGCTGTGGATGCTGTCAACACGCATCGGCAGCACAACGATCGTGTCTGCTAATAGTGAAGCGCAGCTGCGGTCGATCACCTGGGCCGAGATCACCAAGTGGCTGGCGCTACTGATCAACAGTCATTGGTTCGAGATCAGCGCCACCCGGGTCAGCCCGGCCAAGTGGATCGCAGAGCTGGTCGAGCGGGATCTGAAGAAAGGGACTCGGTTCTGGTCGATCGAGGGGCGCCTGTGGTCGGAAGAGAACCCGGACGCCTACGCGGGCCTGCACAACACGGACGGGGTGTTTCTGGTGTTTGACGAAGCGTCAGGCATACCGGACTCGATCTGGGACGTGGCGCAGGGCTTCTTCACAGAAAACACGCCGCACCGGTTCTGGTGTGCGTTCAGCAACCCGCGCCGCAACTCAGGGTACTTCTTTGA